TAAGTAGAACGGATTTAGTAAAGAATTCTGTTATTAATGGAAACACCGATACAGATTCATTTATTCAGTTCATTAAGATTGCACAAGAGATACACATACAAAACTATTTAGGTACTAAATTGTATGATAAAATTTCTGCTGATATTATAGCAGATACATTAACTGGCGATTATTTAGAACTTGTAACGGATTACATTCAACCGATGTTGATACACTATGCTTTAGTTGATTTCTTACCATTTTGTGCATATTCTGTGAAATCGGGGGGTATTTTCAAACATCGTTCTGAAAACGCTGAAACAGTATCAAAAGATGAGGTTGATTATTTGGTACAAAAAGAAAGAGAATTTGCAGAATATTACACAAGACGATTTGTAGATTTCATTTGTTTTGATAGTTCAAAGTTCCCAGAGTATTTAGACAATCAAGATTCTGATGTATATCCAGATAAAAATGTAAGTGGTTCAAATTGGGTACTATAATGAAAGGATATAAACCGAAACAAATAAACATTGTTAAATTGGAAAAGTATTTAACTAAAAAAGAAAAAGATGGCAAACGAAATATACAATAGCACTTGGTTTGGTAATACAATAGATACTGCATCTTCTATTGGTACATCAACAGAGATGATACAAGGGCAGTTCAATATGAATGATAGGCAAGAAGTTGAAGCAAAAAAATGTTTGGCTGATGCAATACATACAATAGGAATACAAGATACACAAAATTAAAAACAATGGCAAAACCAACATTAGCATTAATACCATCTGCTCAAGGAAGCAAATTTTATTCCGTACTACCATCAAACGGTGTAGGGGATTTTGACTTTACAAGAAGTGGTTCGGCAACAAGAATAAATAAAGACGGATTAATAGAAACAGTTTCAAATGGTGTTTCAAGATTAAACTACCCTTTAGTTGATGGGGTTGTAAATGGTTGCCCAAGTCATTTGTTAGAACCGTCAAGACAAAATTTAGTTAGATGGAATAATGATTTAACAAATGCAAATTGGACAACTGGAAACATAAGTAAAGTTGCAAACGATACAATATCTCCAAATGGTACTTTAGACGCGAGTAAAGTTATTGCTACTATTAATAACAATAGTCATTATTTTCAACAACAATTTAATATAGGTGAGAACAATGTTACTATTTCGGCTTATGTTAAAAATATAGATGCTAATTATATACAAGTAACAAATGCTGGAAATGCTTTGGCTTTTACAAATTTTGATATTCAAAACGGAACGGTTGGTACAAGTGGTTCGGCTATGTCAAACCAAAAAATAGAAAAATTACCAAATGATTGGTATCGTATTTCTGTTACAGTTGATAATACTGGTTTTCCTATTACTTATATGCGTTTTTATATGGTTACTTCAGCTTCTTCGGTTTTCAACGAATTTTGGCTACCAACAAGTGCAGTTTCTTTAAATGTTTGGGGTGTTCAATGTGAGATTGGAGAATTTGAAACGTCTGTAATTACAACTACAACGGCAGCCGTCACTCGTTCAGCTGAAACTGCTAATGGTTCTGGAGATGCAGCTACTTTTAATGATAGTGAGGGTGTTTTGATGGCGGAAATAAGTGCTTTGGATAATACAGATACTTCAAATAGATTTATTTCTATACTAAATGGTACAGATATAAACAATGGTTTTTATATGTTCTATGGTGGTGCAACAAATAGAATAAGATTTCAATACAAAACATCTTCTGGTGACTTCAATTTTGTTACTACTAATTATAATACTGAAGATATTAATAAAATAGCTTTTAAATATAAATCTAATGATATATCTGTATGGGTTAATGGTTTTGAAGTTTCAACTGATACGACAATTTCAGATACTCCAACTGGATTAGATAACCTTGCATTTAATAGGTCTGGTACTGATAATTTCTACGGAAACACCAAACAAATACAATACTTTGATACCGCTTTAACAGACCAAGAATTGCAAACACTAACAACAATATAATGAATATAGGAAAATATAAATTCGACAGTAAAGAAGCAGCACTTAAAAAGACTAATTCTTTAGGAACTGCAACAGATGAGGACGGAAACGAATATCCAACACATAAACACACAATCGTTCATTTAGGTAATATCGTTTTAGAACAAGCGGTAATTGGCGAAGATGGAGAAGTAGAAACGGAAGCAGTACTATCGGAAGATTGGCACGTTGATGTTTTATGGAATGGATTAGAACCTAACGAAGATGGAACAATTGACCATCCGTATGGTTGGAAGTCAAAAAGTGTTAATATTGATGGAGATGGTGTACACGCTTTCTTTGGATTAAGCTACGATGCTTTAAAATTCTAAATTTTGACAATGCAAGATATAAAAATAGCAGCAATTAATCTACTAACGTTTACCGTTAGTTTTTCAAATATTGAACAATGGCTAAAAATATCGTTATTAGTTGTTTCTATTGTTTATACTGTATTGAAAATATTTAAACTAAAAGAACCAAATGAAGCTGACAAATAACTTTAGTAAATCAGAGTTCGATTGTTCTTGCGGATGTGATATGCCTTTAAAGGTTTTGCATAATGTACAGAAGTTAGCAAACCAATTACAAGCACTACGAAACGTTGTCGGTAGTCCAATCAAAATAAATAGTGGATATAGATGTACAAATTATAATGATAATGTCGTAAAAGGGTCTAAAAATAGCCAACACAAGCTTGGTAAGGCTGCGGATATTGTTATTAATGAAATGACACCTCAAGAAACATTTGAATTGGTTGATTTGTTAATTAACGAGGGTGAGTTGTTGCAAGGCGGTTTGTCTGCATACGCTACATTTACACACTACGATATAAGAAAAACAAAAGCACGTTGGTAATGGAGATAAATTTAATCTTATTAGTGCCAGACGCAATGATGGTTGGATGGCAATATTACAGACCAGATGATAACTTTAACTATTCAGAGGTAAATATATTTTTATTCTTTGGACAGTTACAAATAAGATGGAATAAAGATGAATAAAATATTAAGTTGGTTTACTGGTGGTGTTGTTAAAGAAGTTGGTAATGTTATTGACAAACTATTTACTTCCGAAGAAGAGCGTTTAAAAGCCAAGAATGAGGTGTTTAAGGTTTTACAAGAACAACAGTTAGAATTACAGAAGCTACAAACAGAAATCGTATTAGCTGAAGCAAATGGTAATTGGATGCAAAGAAGCTGGCGACCAATACTTATGTTAGCTTTTGGTTTTATTGTTATTTATGTAAAGTTTATTGCACCTTTGTTTAGTTTACCTATTCCGCCTTTGGAAAATGAGTTTTGGGATTTACTACAATTGGGTATCGGTGGGTATGTAGTTGGTAGAAGTGCTGAAAAGATAGCTGGTAATATTACAGTAAATAAAAAATAATTAACTTTTTGTTTTTTATTCCAGATAAAAATATATAACTTTGTAATTTATTAATTAGTTACTGTTTTATAGTAAAATATTAATATAAAAAAAAATAAAGAAATATAGCTATAATAAAATAAATATAAGTGTTCGGAGTATTATCTAAAAAAAAAGATATATATCTTCAACTTTATAGCTAAATATTTTTGTTTTTGTTTATAAGTTAAATATTTAAACACATATTTATTTGTATATTTGAACAAGGAAATATCTTAACTGTTTTCTTTTCATCTTATTTTGTTTTTAGATTACTATCACTAAAAGGGTTCAACAATAAGTTGAGCCTTTTTTTTGCTTTTAACAAAATTTTAACATTTCTTTAACAGTTTTATTTAAAATGCCTTTGTAGATTTGTAGGGTAATTAATAACTAAAAAAATATTATGACAGATTACGAATACAAACAGTTTTTATTAAATTTAAGAAACGATTTATACAAAAGAAATAATTTTGTAGCCGCTGAAAAAGTAACACATCAATTAAATAATTTATAAAACTAAATATTATGGAACAATCAAACTGCTGCGGTGCTGGGAACTGGTTAGAATCTGGTATCTGCGAACAATGTAAAGAACACGCTGACTTTTCAGATTGGGAAGAAGAAGCAAACGAACGAATGAAAATAATCGGTCAAAACGGTAATACTGGAATACACTACACAAAAGAAAAAATCAAAGAACTATGGAATCAATGCAAAGTGATAAAAAGATAAACCAAGCAGCTTGGGATAAATTAAAGCTACAAATAGAATATCATATGGAGCAAGATTCAAACCTAACAGATGTAAAAATAAACTACCAATTAAAAGTTCCTACCTATGGAACAAGAAACTTTTTAAATTTAAAAGCTTCATTACCAATAATTTTACTATATTTACAATTATAAAACCAAAACAAAATGGAAAAATTACAACAAATTCAAGCCGAATTAAAAGCACCAAAGAACCAAAGAAATAACTTTGGTAAGTACAATTACAGAAGTTGCGAAGATATTCTGGAAGCAGTTAAACCGCTTTTGAATAAATACAATTGCACCTTAACAGTATCAGACGAAATCAAAGAACTTGGTGGAATCTTATTTGTTGAATCAGTTTCAATCATATCTGATGGCGAGAATCAAGTACATACAAAAGCACAAGCTGGAATTGACCCAAACAGAAAAGGAATGGACATTGCACAATCATTTGGTAGCAGCAGCAGTTATGCTCGTAAATACAGTTTAAACGGATTGTTTTTAATTGATGACACAAAAGATGCTGATTCAACAAACACACACGGAAAATCAACAAGCAAAGTAACAAAGGATGATAAACCTTGGTTAAATGAAAACACACCAGAATTTACAAAAGTAAAGGCATATTTAAAAGGTGGTGGCAATTTAGCAAACGTTGAATCAAAATACAGAATTTCAAAGAACACAAAAGACGCATTAAAAAAATAAACATATGAATAGTATTGAAATGAAACCAACAAATAAAGACCATTACAGATTATTTTTAAACGGAGTAGATGTAACTGGCGAACAAGAAAGAAGTGTATTCAGACACATAATACAAACAATAGATAACGCAATAGACAACTAATATGAAAAAAAAAGATACATTTTTTACAGATTCAGAAGAACAAGTTGAATTTACAATTCAAGAAATAGCAGATATTATTGACATACCAGTAGAATTATTAAGAATAAAATTATAAACCAAAATTAAAACCAATAGAAATTATGAGTGCATTAATCAATTTATCAATTAACCTTGACAGTTTACCAAAAGAGAAATTTGTAAAAGGAAAAAAAGGAACGTATTACAATTTTACATCT